GCACTGGAAGTATTTAAGTTGGGCTAGAGAACACATTGACAAGTTATATAATGAACTTGATATGGAGTTACCAGAGAAACCAGATCTTGATTGAAAATATATATGAATTTAAAAGACATTATACAGGAAAAAATACCATTCGGCAAAACTGCTAGTATAAAACGTGGATTGAAATCTAAACATGGCAAATCCACTCTTGACGGTGGAACATTTGGAGTAGAGTTTGAGTTTTCTTCTAAAAACGATATTGATTTGGTAGCTTTATTGTTCAACAATAAAGATATTGTCGCTAAGTATTTAAAAAATAACCTTCCCGGTAGCTTTGAATATGATTATGACAATTTTGTAGAACAAAAAAGATTTGAATTAAATCGAAATAATTCAGTAAACGACTGGGATGATTCGTATGGGCCTATTGATGTTGTAACATGGACGGAAGAAAATCCTAAGCCTGAAAGAGAAGATTACGATTCAAAAGAAGAATACAAAATTGATTTAGAGAAATGGGATGTCAAACGAGATGAGGTTGAGGAAATTTACAATAAATGGGAGCATTTTGAAAAAAATAATAATATGGATGACTTCTGTGAGAACGTGTTTACCAATAATCAATTGGATCGTTATTTGGATTCTGACGACATTGATAATTTATTTGGCGACTATAACAACGTCGAGGAAATTATATCATCGGTAACGAATTTTTTGGAGGATTTGGGTGAATCTGTTGGTGATGATCCGGACGAAACCACTTGGGCAGTTTTTCCGGAACACGACAATATGGTTGAAGTTGCTAGTAGACACTTGACTAAAAAGGATTTTCCGTTGTTGGTAAAGTTAATGAAATTTATTCACGATAATTTCAAAGTTCACGGTGGCTCTTCTGCTCATGTTCATGTTGGTGTGCCTGATCTTAACTGGTTTGATTCTCTTGTTATGGCTACGTTAGTTGATGAAGACAAGATAAAGAAAGATATTTCTCCAGACAGAAAATCTACTTCTTGGGCTAATTTAAATGACGTTTTACATTTAAAGTTATATCATATATTAAAAAACCATTTTAAACAGTCAACGTTTGTTTCAGAAATTGAGTTATTGCAAATAGTAAAAGATATTGGAAAATATTTTGGAACAAACACAACAGCATTCGTTAAACAAGGAACTATTGAATTTAGATATTTTTCATCACAGATCATTTCCAAACCAAAGAAATTTTTAAAATGGATTGAATATTTTTTGGTTTTGCCTCATGTTGCCAAAAGACGCAAGGATGTTGTTTTTGGAGAAAAAGGCAATGTGGTTAAATTAAAACGTATTCCAGGAGGAAAGATTGAAATTATATTCGATGATGACAAATCTTCTAGTAAACTCCCATCCGGAATATCCCCAGATGATATGAAGGATCGTGAACACACAGGAGTCGAAGGATTGAAATATTTCAAAAACGATGACAGAAAAACACTCGTCAAAGCGTTAAAAGGAATGCCGTTAAACAAACGTAACAAGTTCCTTGCGATGATTAAAAACCCTAATATGGATTCTCATAAGAAATTAAGATCGTTAATCGATAAATTTGATGATTCCAATAAAAAGAGTATAAACGAAGATTACCCTAAAAGTTTTTCTATGGAAGAATTTAATAACATTCCTTCTTATAGAGGGAAGGTTAAATACGCTAATGACCGCTTGAAGAAATTAGGAGCAGGTTCTTCTCGTGTTGTATTTCAAATTGATAATAATAAGGTATTAAAGTTAGCAAAAAACGGTAAAGGATTGGCACAAAACGAAGTTGAAACTGATGGATATTTTGGTCAAATGGATATAACTGCTAACATTATTGATTACGACGATAAACATGATATGCCATATTGGGTTGAAATGGAGTTGGCAATTCCCATCAATCGAAATAAGAAAAAATTGGAACACTTGTTGGGATTGTCTTTAGAAGAATTAGAGTCTTTTTTAATTGCCAATAATCCTAACTCAAGAGGGCCATCGTATAGATCATATAAAATTTCACAAGAAAGAATGGATGAATTGTGGGAACATGAGTATGCTTCACAATTGGTAGATTTGGTTGGAAATATTGACATGGAAGTTGGCGACCTGGTAAGACCTAGTAGTTGGGGAATTGTAAATCGAGGCGGCAAGGATGAACCTGTATTAATTGATTTTGGGTTCACAAACAACGTAAGAGCTAATTATTATGCAAGATAGCAATTTGTCAGAGAAACCGGATCTTGATTAATTTTCTTCTTCTCTCAATTCCACATCACCTTGTAGATGATTCAAACATCCCAATAAATGTTTACATAATCCCGTTTCAAATGTAGGATTTGTTACATTTGGAAGAGCGCCATTTGAAAATTCTATATCGGATGCTCCTTGAAGTTGATTTGCTTTTTCCATACGATATTTAAAATCTTTGCAATCACATGAAACTTTGCATTTCATTTGTCTTAGATCTTCACCTTTCAAAATTTGAGGCGGTATTTTCTTATTAACAAATTGTTTAAATTTTTGTCTAACTGACTTCCACCAGATTCCCACTTTACCCATCATTGATTTTTCATCGGATTTAGCTGGTGCAAATTTAATATATCCTCTATGAGATTTTCCTTCTACAGATGGAAATGATCTAAAATCAAATTTCAAAGACACGTTGCCATCACGTAACATAACAAATTTAGGCGGAGATGTTTTAACATTCTTGGTTGTTTGTAACCTAGTTGGAAAATTTTGATCAGTCGATGATTTCAATTGATCATATGAAACCCATTCTGAAATAATTTCAGTTTCAGTTTCATTTAACAAGTCTTTTAATTTGATCATGTATATAAATAGTTATTATGCTATATTTATATACATGAAATACCGTTACAAGATAGACGAATCTATTGGACAGTTGAAATTTGACAAACTTTTGGGGAATCATAGACCTGATAGTTTGGTTAAGCGGACAAAAACGGGAAAACAAAAAAGAGTTGGAAGTCAAATAATACGACAACGTGGAATGAAGCCTGGAATGTTTCGTAGAAAGACTGTTAGTGGAGTTTCTTTACCATCGGATGAATGGTATGAACCTATAGCGTTTGCAAAAGACGAAGAGACAGTTCCTCATGAGGGATTTCATAACACGATGAAGATAATTGAAGATCGGTTTGGAAAAAAAGTGGCCGATGGGATAATTCAAAAATTGATTTCTTACATTCCACGAAAAACTAAAGGAGAATTGACTTATATGTTGTCTGCTGTCAGATCTTATATGACATCAACAAACAAATATGATGAAGAAATTATTAATATAATTCACGATATATTATCCGATAAGAAATATAATATAGATGGAACCGGATCTAGTGCAAGATCACATTACATCAAATCTATAATTCAATTGAACGATATAGATCCATCAGACGAAGCTTCTATTTTAGAAATAATTCATTATAAAATAGCAGAATTGAAGAAAATATGGAAGGAAATGTTGAAATTCAGTAAACAGTTAGTCGTTGACAAAAAAGATATAAAACCAAAATACAGACATGAACCTATCAACTAAAAATTTACCATATCCAGCAGGTCATTCGCCGATGACCGCTAATTTACCAACGTTCGATCCAATTGATATGATGATGAGACGTAAACGTGTTCAAGACGGTGAAGAGGTTCCTGAGACGGTTCAATTTGATCCCCAAGACATAAAAGAGTTGGAAGAGTTTTGTCAGAAACATGGCATCATGGGATTTGATTTTGGTAAGATGGGGCCTAAAGCAGCACTTGCTATGTTAAAAGGTCAATTTGGAATGGCTGATGATGTGGTATCTAACATGGAAGCATCCGGACATCGTGTGGTTGGAAAAGAATATAAACAAGACCGACAAATTTTAAACGGATAGTGTTATGCCAAAAGACATCATAAAGAAATTTCAAGATCAATATGGAAAAGAAGCGGGAAAGAAAGTTTATTATGCTACTGCTAATAAACAAGATCGTGATCCAGAGACTTTTGAAAAAATTGATGAAAATTTAAGAAAACAATATGGAGTTGGCAAATACATTGGAGGTGCATTGTATTTTCACAAGACGTATGTTGATGATATAGTTCCACCCGATGTATTATCCAAAGCATTATCATTAATTGGAGATGACATCAAAACATACAATATAATCAAATATTCCCCAAAAGAAAACAAAATTAGTTTTTTACAGAGTTCCGACTTTGATTCAGCAAGAGAACCCCTTGTTGATTACGGTTACTCAGTGGATTTAAATAAAGAAAAAACAGGCCTTCGTAAAGTTGGTCAAATATATCACCACAAATGGCAATTTGTTAAACCCGATTATACTGGATTTGACTATAATGAAAGTCAAGAATGGAGCAAATTATGGTCTTCTAAATTTAAAGAAGCTGGATTAAAATTGTCAGATATTGGATGGAAACAAAAATGGGAAGATAAATTACAACAGGTTGGATTACCTTTGGATAATATGAAAGAACAATTAAAAGAAATAATAAAAGAATCGTTGGAAGAAATGATGGATGTTAAAAAAATATCAACTAGCATGAATTCAATCATCACATCGATGGAAAAGTTACCTACGGTTGACAAAGTATTGACCTCACACAGTAAATTAGACGGTTGGCATGGTGAAATTTTGGGTGCTGATGGAACTGTATATGAAATTGATATGAAACCAAAATCAAAACCTGTAAATGAGTCTGTTTTTGAGGAAGAGTATGTAAATGGATTTATAAGTGAAGATTACTCCGCTATAAATGGGTATGCTTATCGTTTAAAAGAATGTGGCGTTGATTCTAAGATGGGATATAACAACGGCAAACATAATTTAATGATACGTCGGGATCATTTAGGAAATGCTATTGATGTTTTAAAGAACTCTGCTGATGAATTAGGTTATACGGTAGCAGAAAGACTACAAAGAAGATATTTTGCAAAAATGTAATATTTATTAATATGAAAAAATCAGACTTAAAAAAAATAATTAACGAAGAGTTACGTATACAAAGAAAACGTTTATTTGAATCACAAGAACAACCTCAACCACAGATAACAGATCCTAATGCTCCTGTTGGTTTAAATCCAAAGAAAGCACAAGGAATTATTGCTGGTGCTATTAAGACTTTAATTAATTCCGGTGCTTTAACTGGAGTTGATCAAACTGTAGTGGATAGTTTGACTGCTGATTTGATTAAGAATTTAGACATTTCGGTTAAAGCTAAAACTTCTGAAATCGAGGATGATAAAGAGGAAGCTGATTCTGTTGATTTGGATGATGAAATTCCACATAATCGTGAAAGCGATGAATTAGATGATCAAAATCAATACGACAAACAGTTGAAAGCAACCACAAGTGATGCAAAAGAGGAAGAACCTGAAGAGGGTGGTGAAGAAGAAGCTCCTGTTGATGACATGGGCGGTGAAGATGACATGGGCGGATTGTTTGAGGTTAAAGACCTAAAGAAAATTTTCAAGTAATCGGATAAAAAAATATTCGGCTACTATATATACACAGTTACAAATTAATACAAAAGTTTAGTTATGGATAATATACCTATTAAAAAGATGGGCGCTGATGGCATCAATCCAAATTTGGATTTGCCAGAAGAGGTCAAAGCAGCATTACAAAACGACATTGATAATGCACAGGCAACAGCTCCAGCTGCTCCTGTTCAACATGATTTTCCAACGGAAGTCATTGAGTTGCCAAGTGAAGGTCACTTTTATGATCCAAGTTCTCCGCTGTCAAATGGTAAACTTGAGTTGAAGTATATGACTGCTAAAGAGGAAGACATCTTAACGTCACAAAATTTGATTAAGAAGGGTGTTGTATTAGATAAGTTGTTAGAAAGTCTTATCGTTACTCCTGGCGTTACGCCTGATGATATATTAGTAGGTGATAGAAATGCTGTATTTGTGGCGGCTAGGATATTAGCATATGGTTCTAAATATGAAGCGAAAGTTGTTTGCCCAAAATGTGGTGAAGAAAATGATGTTTCTATTGAATTGACTAAACTTACAAACAAAGAGTTTGATTTTTCTGGGTTTACTAAAGGTGTAAATGAATTTGAGTTTGAACTTCCAATTTCTCGTAAAGTCGTAAGATATAAACTATTAAAAGGTAAAGACGAGAAAAATATTGAAGAAGAGTTAAAAGCTCTATCTAAATTAAATAAGAATGGCCCTTCTCATGAAGTAACAACACGTTTAAAACACGTAATCGTTAGCGTTGACGGTGACGATAAACGTGGAATTGTTAATGCTTTTGTAGATAATATGCCTTCACAAGATGCTAGAGAACTTCGTAAACACATTAAAGAACATTCTCCCGACTTTGACATGACGTTTGATTTTACTTGTGAACATTGTGATCATGAAGGGAGAATACAGATGCCTATGGGAATTAATTTCTTCTGGCCGGATGCAGAACTTTAAATAATTCACTTGAGATGCAAAACGTTGAGTTTTGCATCTTTTTTAATGAGATTCAGTCCAAAAAAACGAAATGAATAAAAATTGTAAAAACTGTGGTAATTTATTAAATAAACGACAAAAGATGTTTTGTTGTAGGAAATGTAAAGCTGAATATGAAAAAACTATTGGAAAAAAAGAAATAGTAGATAAAATCAATTCTACATTTAAGAAAAAGTATGGAATGACTCCAATTGAAAGAAAAAATGAAGTTCTGTTAGAAGCGCATGGAACAATTCACGCTTTACAAATAGAATCATCGAACCGAAAAATGAAAAACACGATGAAGGATAGGTATGGATGTGAACAAGCGTTAAAAAATAAAAAATTATTAGATAAGAAAAACAAAACATGTGAACAGATATATGGATCACAAAATGTTTTTAATAATGAAGATGTTAGAAAAAAAGCAAAAGAAACGATATTCAAAAAATACGGAACTGAATATGTTTCACAAAATGACGACATCAAACGTAAAGTGAAGAATACTATGTTTGATCGTTATGGAGTTGAATGTGCTTTTGAGTTGCCAAATGCTAAATCCCAACGAATATCAAAATTACAACAAACAATATTTGAAAGTGTAAAAAATATACACAGTGATGCTTTATTAGAACATAGATTGAATGACATCGGAAGATCGGTTGATATTTACATACCATCAAAAAATATAGTAATTGAAGTTAATGGTGATTATTACCATATGAATCCATCCAAATATTCCCCTAATGATTTTAATAAACGATATAAAATGACAGCTAAAGAAATATGGGAACGTGAAAAAAACAGGTTACATTTAATATCAGAGCATTTAAGTTGTAGTGTAATAGTCATATGGGAATCGGATTGGAAAAATGACAAAAACATAATGAATTATTTATGAAATTATCACATAAGACAATATCATTACCTAGTGAGGGGTTTTTTTACGACAACGAATTGAGTTGTGGCAAAATACAAATATATCCATTTACAGCACACGAAGAAGATATATTATCTGAAAATTCGTCGAATGATTATGAATTGATTGACCAAATATTAAAATCAATGATAGTAAATGATGTTAATATCGACGATTTATTGGCGGTAGATGTTGACGCTATATTATTAGCTCAACGAATAATATCATACGGCACGTCATATGATGTTAAAATAACATGTCCACATTGTTCAGATGAAAATGATTATAGTTTAGATTTGAAAAAAATAACATCCGTAGATAAAATATACAATTTTAGTAATATAATACAGTTTGAAAATTATTCAATTGAAGTTGTTCCAGAAACGTGGGAAATGCGAAAAAAATGTAAATCTAAATCGGATACATTAAAGAATATTATAAAGTCGGTAACTAAACACAATTCGATTGACGATTTTGTGGATAATCGCTTTTTATCCAGAGATGCTAGAGAATTTAGGAAAAAATATAAATCGATTATGCCAGAACTGAATTTTTCTTTGTTTACGTGTTCTTGTAAAGCTTGTGACAAACCAATGCCAATTAACTTAAAAATAAATAGATCATTTTTTGGTCTGACGCCGAATTATAAGATAACTCTTCATAAAGAGATATTTAATTTGGCATATTTCTCAGAAGGAGCGTTTAATCAAGATATTGTTTATAGACTCCCCGTTTATCTTCGTAGATTTTATTTAAATGAATTAAGAACTACTAAGGAAAAAGAAAAGGAGCAATCACAGGAAGGATTTTCTCCAAATGAGAAATCCGAAGGTGTTCCACGGGGACCTTTTGGGAAAAAATAAAAAAAGTATTGACATTTTATAAAATCAATATTATGATATTATCATGTTTACATTAATTTTTAGTATATTAAGCGTGATTGCTGGTTTTTTAGGAATGGCATTATCGTTTTCAGCAGATGTTTCGGTCAATATGACGTGGTATACATTTCCACTAGCATTGATACTCCAAATTTTATTTGGATGGCGTGGTGGATATTTTTATTCAGGAATGTTTGTATTGACTGCTATTTTAGATATGAACGCTTTTCTCTTTTTATACGGAAAGGTTGATATTGTATGGTAATTTAAATGATTTGAAAGATAAAAACCGTAGGATGTAATTTCTACGGTTTTTTTGTGCATCCGATATTTATACATATGAAAAAGTCGGAATTGAAAATTTTAATAAAAGAATCATTGAACGAAGGTGGTTTTTTAGATTCTATAATGACATTGGTTAATCCCGCAGGAGCAGCCAAGTCACTAACATCGGCTTCGGTGAAATCTCCAAAATATCAGAAAGCAATATCGGATTTAATAGATTTTTACATGGATCGTATATTGTCAACCGACAATATAAAATCAAAAACAAACATACAACTTGTCAATATGATATTAAAACGGTTTTATGCGACAGTCAGTGACGCACTACGTGAAAAATATAAATTAGATACGTTTGAATTATTTAAATCACGATTTAATAAAATATACAACATAAAGTCGTATGAGTTGGGAGATATGTTTTTTGAAAAACGAAATGGAAAACAAATTTCAATAGGACAAAAAATCAAAGAACTTGAACAAGCAATTTCAATCAACAATAAAACGATTGAAGATAAACGCAATAGCGATCCTAGCAAGGCTAAGGAGACTGAACTTAAAAATCAAAAAAATATAAACAATTACAATAAATTAAAATCACATTTTGAAAAAACGATTCAGGAAGATTCAAATAGATTTAAAGAAGACTTATTGCGATTCTTAAAAACAGGTGAATAATGGCTAACGAAGGTGATTTTAAGCAATTTCAAGAATTTCAGAATAGCTTAGATAAAAGTGCTGATATAGCAGATAGACTATCCGATGCTGTCAAACAAGTCGCATCTAATGCTAAAGAAGTTAATTCTGCATTTGGTTCTACCGATGATGCTATGGCTGATATTCAGAAGAAGATGCAAGCCACTAAAGAGGTGTCTCATGACATTTCAAAAAGTGTCATTTCTCAACGTGATTATTCTAAAGAATTGTTTTTAGCAGAAAATAAATTAAAGATGACAGGCGACGATAAATGGTCATCAGTTGTCAATGGGATAAAATCTGCTCAAGTCGAACAAACTAAATTTCACACAGCACAAGAAGAATCTATAAAAAATGCTGATAAGCTTAGTGATAATGTAGTTGGTATGTTTGATAAAATTCCAATTGTATCTAAGTATGTTGATTTTTCACCTGTAAAAGAAAATCTGGCTAAGAACGTAACAGGACCATTACGAGAAGGCATGTTGAATGGCAAGATGTCAATGAAGGGATTGGGTAAGGTTGGAATCGGTGTATTTTCTGCTATTGGACAGGGTATATCAACTATGATGAAAAATCCTATGGTATTATTCGCAGGATTAGCAATATCAGTATTCAAAACATTTCTTGCGTTGGATAAAGCAGGAGAAGATTTTCGCAGATCTACAGGACTGACCGTTGCACAAACAAGAGACATCGATAAAAGTGTAAATTCAACAGTAAAATCCGTAGGTCATTTGGGAATTGGGATAGAAGAAGCTTATAAAGCAGCCGGAGCATTATCATCTACATTTGGAAAAGGAGCAGCCGGAGTTTCCAAAAATGTTGAATTTGTAGCCGCAATGAATGCTAATTTAGGAATTTCAGAAGAAACTTCGGCTAAAACTTTACAGAATTTTATGGGTATGGGTAACATGTCTTCGGAAGCGGCTAAGTCATCAATGGTGTTAGCTGCTAGTTTAGCAGAAGCAGCCGGAGTTGCTCCTAATGCTGTAATGCAAGATATGGCTAATGCTTCGGAAAAGACCAAAATTATGATGAGAGGTAATGTCGAAGCAATGATGAGGCTTGCGGTTGAGTCTCGTCGTGTAGGAATTAGCATAGAATCCGTATCTGGAGCCGCACGTGGTCATTTAGATTTCCAATCATCTATTAACGCTGAGATGGAGATGTCTACATTGTTGGGTAAGAACATCAATCTTCAAAAGATGCGTCAACTGGCGTTTGAAGGCGACCTTGAGGGTATGTTGAAGGAACAACAAAAACAACTCAAAAATGTAGGTGATATTACAAAAATGAATGCCTTCCAACAAGAGGCTGTCGCTAAAGCATTTGGAATGTCGGTAGACGAATTAATAAATATGCAAGCTAAGGAAAAAATAAATTCCGAAGCTAGAGCAAATATGAATGAAGCTCAATTAAAAGCATTAGAAGATCAAGCCAAAAAAACAAAGGAAATACAAGCAAGAAACGACAAAATACAAGAATTGGAAGCAAAAGCGGTTATTTACAAAAAAGCAGGAGGTGAACTTACAAAGGAACAAAAAGCTGATATGGATGCTCTTGCTAAGTTACACAAAGAACAAGTTGCTACGATGACCAAAGAACAGAAAATGCAAGCCGAATCCAAAAAGGCTATCAATGCTATAAAATCAGTATGGACTCAAGTTCAAATGACTCTAGCTCCGATTGTAGAAGTTCTTGTGAAAATGATGGTTCCTGTAATAGAAAAGATTGCATCTAAATTAAGAGAATGGATGGCTCCATTCACAAAAGTAGATGCCGTTACAGGAGATATTTCTATAAAAATGGATGAATTTAAAGAAAAGATAAAATCCACATTAACAACAATCACCAAAATCAGCGTTGCATTACTTGGAATTTATGGTACTATGAAATTATTATCAGCTTTAGGAAAAGCAGGAAAAGGTCCATTTTCATTTTTAAGCGGAGGAACATCAAAGGGTGGCGGCAAGGGTCTTGCTTCTATGGGCAAAGGTCTTCGTAAATTTGGAACTGGAGCTATTGTTGCTGCTGGTGCTATGGTTTTAGTTGCTGCTTCTATGTGGATCATGACTAAGGCTCTCCAAGGATTAACTGGAGTTTCTTGGGATGATTTAAAGAAAGCTGGAGTTGTGTTGGCTGCTATGGCAGTTTCAGTTGTTGCTTTGGGCGCAGCAATGTTGATACCAGGAATACAAGTTGGAGTAGCAATTGCAGCTGCTGCGATGTTAGCATTCGGAGCATCATTGTTAATGGCTGGAAAGGGGATTGAATTTTTAGGTCGAGGCGTTGAAAGTATGGGAACGGTAATGATTCCTATAATAGAAACGTTAGGAGAAATCGTAAAAACAGCATTTGAGGCTTTACCATCAATAATAGAAACCGCTGGAAATACATTCTTGAAAATTGTAGTTGGAATGAAAGACGCTGTTGTTGATTTGTTGGATAATTTAGTAAGACTTGGCGGTTCAGCAGGAGATTTAATGACAGCAGCAGCTGGTATAACTGCTGTTGGAGGAGCTTTGACAGCGTTGGCAGCAGCAACTGCAGTTAATGGATTTGCAAATTTAGTTGGGTTTTTCACAGGAGGTGGAAATCCAGTCGAGAATATGATAAAATTATCCGAAAAAGCATCAGGACTAACAACTGCTGCTAAAGGAGTCAAGGATATTGCTATTGCTATGAAAGGATTTGGAGAGATTGGCGATGGATTAGAAGACACTATAAAGGCTTTGGATAAGTTAGATAGTTTAGAAGACGAAGACCGAGAAACTATGCGAGAAATTGCTAATCTGAGTAGGGCAAATGCTGAATTGAATAATTCTATGAAAGCCGACAACTCAGGAATGGAAGCAAAATTGGATAAAAACAATGAGTTGTTAAGTCAATTGATAACAATGATGGCAAATGGCCATATTGCTGTTAATATGAGTGGTAAAAAGATATCCGAACAAATAGCATCAGATACTAAATACGACTTCTGATAATAATTACAATGTCATATATTTATTGATATGGCATTAGTAAACACACCGACAACTCCAGATTCCTTATTGGTTATTCGGAAACATAGTAATTCAACTACTATATTCCGCCAAAACCGAAATAGTTTTTATTCCCCAAAAGGGCCTGGAAATATGAATCCAAGAAGCACTTTGCCAGGTGATTATTTTGACAATGTAGCTAGATTTCAAGAAGCTGAACGTGATGTGTATGGAAAAGGATCTATATACGCTCAAGACGTTCCGTTTTCAAATTTTGGATTTAGACAACCTTATGTGTGGACTTCATTAGACGATTCTGACTTTAAAAAGTTTGCTAAACGATATGATAACAGAGGAATTCCATTTGGATCTACGCTTCAAGACGAAGAAAGATTAGGGAAGATGTTAATATCCGGACACGGATTAAAATTTTTAGCTAAACAATTTCTACTACAAGCGCAAAATCCGTTTGACGAAACAAGAGCATACAACCCATTAAGCGTTAATATAGCTGCTACTGGGTTTATAAACCCAAAACGTCATTTGAATGGTGGTGTATTAGGGTCTATAATGAGTCTGTTTGGGATGGGGGCTAAAAGCGATGGTGCTCCTAAATCAACTGTCGGTATACAGGCGTTGTCTGATATGGTAAAAGGTGATGGTGCTGGATTATTACGTGAAGAGACTGCTAAGAAGGGATTGAATCGTTTTACGTCTATATGGGATGATAGACTTACCGACAAAGGCGGTGGTTTATTAGAAGGATTAATGAGTAAGTTCGGAAGTGTTGCTTTTGGCGGAGTCAATAAGACTGGAAATTTCACTTATAGAAAAGATGAACTTGCCCCATTATTACTCACAAATGATGTCAATAAAGACATAATAGGAACAGGTGCTTCAATTCTAAGAAAAGGAAGTCAGAGAACATTAACTGATAATATAATACATCGTTGGACTAAATCATCGGAAGATAGTGTAGAATTCCAATACGCTCCGGACAAAACTCGTAGAGATGAAAGAGATACCGATGGAGACGCTTCTGGAAATTTAAAAACCAAATTTAATCAGTCAATTGTAAACAAAAAATCAGGAGATCCTAAATTATATCAAGATGAAAATATCGTTGATAATAACCACGTGTCTGAGTTAAAATCAACATTTAATAATCAATATTCATCGGAGATAAAAAACTTCACAGAATTAAATTCAGTTACAAAAGAAACTGGATATTATAAAACAGGAAATTCAATCAAATATCCATATAAGGTATCTGAATATTCACGTGAGGATAGATTATTATTTCCAGACTCGTCAAGAACTAAACAAGATTTGTATAATATAAATCGTATATTATCAGAAGATTCTACAAAAATAGACGATTTATCAAAAAAAGATATAATTCCTTTTTACTTTCACGACATTATCAATAAAGAGTATCTTATATTTAGAGCAACATTAAAAGGATTAAGTCAAAATACAACACCAGAATGGAATGAAACTAAATATTTAGGTCGTGCGGATCGTGTATATACCTATAATGGGGTAACTAGAGACTTGAGTTTTTCATTCAGAGCATATGCTGCAAGTAGAGATGAAATGGGTCCAATGTGGGATAGAATTGATAGATTACAAGGAATGTGTTATCCAACAAATACGGATAAATTCAAGTTTGGAGAATCCAAAGAGTTTAGCGTAATGATCCCTCCTTTCATTAGATTGACAATTGGAGACATTTACAACAAAGTTCCTACTTTAATTAAAAGTTTTAGTATGAGTATACCAGATGAGTCGCCATGGGAAATATTGGGGGTGGGAAATAAATTCCCAATGATGGCAGACATTTCAATTAATGTTACATTATTAGAGGAAGAAATTGCCAAAAATGATAATGTAAGATGGAAATTTGAAGACGGTCAACCTAAACCAAGAACTCCTGATATAGAGGTGTTGCCAACGGTTCAAGAGAGAAATGATAAGAAAATTGAAAATGATCTTGTTAAATTAGATGAAGATGTTTCAAATAAGACAAAGGAAATTGCTCAAAAATCAATTTCGAGAAATCCCAGTCCAAAAGTTAAAACCGGTGGAGTTGGAGCTGGATTTAAAATGCCTGGAATTACACCATAGGATATAAATTATGGCTAGATATAATAATATAGATTCAAAAGACCGTTTTGACGGTAAGAAGGTTTTTTCAACAAGATTAATGCCTCGTATCCCCGTATCAGAAAATGATATTTACATATATTCCCAAGAAGGTGATACATTGGATGGGTTAGCCGATAAATATTATAGAAATCCTTCATACTGGTGGATAATTGCAAATGCAAATAAAATTGGAAAAGGAACACGTTTCATAAAACCAGGAATACAAATACGTATACCTGTTAATATAAGTCAAGTATTATCTGACTTTGAAAAAGAATAAAGGTTATGTCAAAAGAAGATTCAAGAGAATTTCATGGATTGTCACATATAGAAGATTGGGTTAGAAAAGAATTAGAAACTCGACAAAAAAATATAGGATTATCCACTTCCCCATCGGATGTATTAAATTACGATGGCAGTTCATACAAAGGCCCAAAAATGGCATGGGCCAGATTGGTTTCTAATGCTAAAGTAACGTTTCCAGGTGACAAACAAACAGAAAAGAATGGTTTTCAATTATTTACTCAAGACGGATTTGATGCTATATATGGTTATAGACCAAACGGATCTGAGTTTAAACAAGGTATAATTGGGTACACAAAGGATGGAAAAGAACACACGTTAACGGATGAATTTAATTTACATAGACCGCCTCCTGGACTTCAATCGATATCAACTGAAATGTTGGGTGGTAATGGTGGTAAATTTAGAAAAGCATCTGTTAAATTTTCAGTATCTTCAAAATATCAACTTGATTATATGACTCCATTTTTTCTGGTTCCCGGAATAACATGTTTTATTGAATTTGGATGGAATAACTTTGATCCTTCTAGTTTATTAAAGTTGAATGTTCGTGGTCAAGTCAAAAAGAAGGGTCAAGAAGGAACAGGGGTATTAGGAAGATTAACTGATTATAAAAATACCCACAAAGCGCAAATGGATTCCAAAGGAAATTATAGTTGCGTGGTTGGTAGAATAAACAATTATAATTATAATTTAAGATCAGACGGTGGATTTGATGTAACGTTGGAAGTTATGCAAGTTGGCGAGGCTATATATGGATTATCTGTAGAACCTGATAGTAAAAATAAAGCCGACCCTTCTGAGTTCTCTATAAATTTATCCAAATATTTAGAAGATAATTTAGATAAAATAGCAGAAAACAACAAAGATGATCTTGGAGTTTTACCTGCTCCATTAGATACTGCTGTTAAGAAGGTTGGGAAAAATGAAATTCCATTAAAAATTGATGATCGTTATTTTTCATCTAAATATACAATAGAGGATGAGGGAAATCAATCCGCAAAAGAAGCCGATGCTAAATACATTTCATTTGGATTGCTTATTGATATAATAAACTATTATTCAGAATTAAAGACCGGGGATGATGTAATAAGCGGTTTTAAATTTGACATATCAAAAAGTTATATTTCAGCAACACCAAATTTAAAATCAATCGACCATTCGGTTATGATAATTCCTAATTCAATAGCACCATCTTTGAATTTTGACGCTGATTTAAATAAAACGTCAGATACTTCAAATTCAGAAGGAACTTCTTTACGTGAAGCTAATGACGCTTTGAAATTGGCGGTTGGTTCGTCAAAAATTTCAACAGATAGAATAGATATAACTGAATTTTTTCCATTGAAGGGTAATTGTAAGTTTCCAGAATTAACCGATTTTTCATTAGATGAAATAAAATATGGCATTGGAGGATACTGGGGAAAATTAGAGAATTTGTATATTAATATAAAAATAATTAAAAACACAATAAAGTCATCAAAACGAATTGTCGATTTCGTTGAATCTATTTTAGAAAAAATGTCTGGTGCCGCATGTGACATTTGGGATTTTGAAATAAAAGGCAAAACCAACGGAGAAGTTGATTTAGATTGTACAATTGTAGATAATAATTTTGCTGTAGATTCGACTAGATTTAAAAACGAAACATACACATTTAATCCATTAGCCACCAATAGTATATTAAAAAATCTAACGTTTGGGATAAATCTGCCAGATTCAGTGGCAACTCAAACTATAATGGATTCTTCTAGTTCCACAGATTCAAGAAAGGAAGCAACGTTTTTCTCTCAAATAAAAGGTCAAACCGTTAAAGTTTACGATGAGTATTTAAATGACATGGTAGTAAATGAAACGGAGGGTAATAAAAAAAGTAAAGTAGAACCTGATAAAATATTGGCAAAGAACTTCGATAATGATTATTTTACAATAAAATCAAGCGATGGTAATATATTCAAACTAGCAGAACCAAATAAGAAATTAATGCAAAATCTCATTAATTTAGATAAAAGTCCAAATAATAATGCAATTTACAATGGCATGGTTCCCGGTGTAGAAGTTGAATTGGAACTTCTTGGAATTTCCGGTCTTAGATTTTTAAATGTATTTTCATTGGAAGGTATTCCTGATATTTACTCAAAAAATGGAGTATATCAAATAAAAAACGTAAAGCATTCAGTATCGGATCATATATGGACAACAGTAGTTACTGCTGGATTAAGACCATTTCCAACTGTATTAGAAAAAAAGAAGGTATAAATTATGTCTGATGTAGTATCTGATTATAATAAAACGATAACATCTTTATCTAAATTGATGAAAAGCAAATTTCCATCAGCATTTAAATTGACCATTACGGAGGATGATTATACTGAAGGTTTTGTGTATCGATTTTTTTGTCAGAAAATAAACACGAAGGAAATCACTGAAGTGAGCGACAGAAACTACAGAGATTTAAAGCGTTCACCGTTATATCATTGTTTTGATGTTGAATGGAAAATTACAGGGCCTGATCGAAATATAATGAATGAAAAGGTCATTCAAAATCAAGGAGTATACGAATATAATTCAGAAAGCATAGATGAAATTGCTAATATTGTTCCTGAAATTCGTAATTTTTTAGTTAATCCTCTTGAGTTCTGGCGAGGGTATTAAAATATATAAAAAGGGTACAAATAGTTTTTATAACTTGACAATGTACAATTTAATGGTACAATATTGGTACCAATTAATAAATAAAAAATATTAAATATAATTTGTACAATTTAAATTAATAAAAGCAATTAGGTACAAAATATATAAAATAAGCATAATGTACATTATATAAAAAATTAAGTACAATATCAACTATAAAAAGCATTGTACAGAATTTTTTTGATTGACTTTTACTGAAAAGTGTATTATATTTGCTGTCGTGAGGTATATTGAAGACAGTTTAGGAATACAAGAATTAAGCACCGCCTTGAAAAATAAGGATGTGTTTATGTATTGCATTCCTACGACTACCTACAAACATCCCTGTTGCGATAGTTTATCTTTATTATTTATTTTAGATATACAAGAGCGTGAAACCTTTGCGGTTATTTTTAATCATATAGATTCACAGTTTAATGTAAATTTGTCTGATATAATTCCAGTTCTTAATTTAACCAGAAGCCGTTTTGTCGTAGACAAAAAGAGCTTTAAGCAATATATTGATATCAGCGACCTGCTTGACGTTAAGTTTTTAGCGCATGCTATTAATAAAGATTTTAGCATTAATCCAACTTCAGTTCATACATTTTACAAGTATCAGTTTCCTAAATGTAATACAGTGAATCGGATCGTTCCGATCAATAAACACTATGAAACATTTGAAAAACTATACAGTAATGCTTTTGAAATTTTAAAAACTGAACATAATAAGTTAAAATTAGACGCTTATATCAATTCTAATAATATTTTGACTGATACATTATACCAAATAGAGAAAAATGGTATATGCGTCAATCCAGGCGACTTTATCAAGTCATTCAAAGAAGACTCTGTAAAGTTATTAGACGGAAACTTAATTAGATCACAATATAATTTATTTACATCTACTGGAAGACCATCGAATAAGTTTGGTGGAATAAATTTTGCTGCTTTAAATAAAAAAGATGACAGTAGAAAATGTTTTGTAAGTAGATTTGGAACGAATGGAAAATTGTTTGATTTTGATTTTTCCGCTTTTCATCCTCATTTAATTTCTAATTTAGTAAATTATGATTTAGAATTCGGCACAAACATCTATGAATATCTTGGTAAACATTATTTAAGTAAAGATAACTTAACTGAGTTGGAATTAGCTCATGCTAAGACTCTCACGTTCCGCCAGTTGTATGGAAACGTCGAACCTAAATACAAGTATATACCTTACTTTAAAAAGTGGATGCAATACATTGAACAACGTTGGAGCTTCTTTTTGGAAAATGGGTATGTTGAAACTCCGATATATAGTAGGCAAATCACGTTGGATCATATTGGTGATGATGTAAACCCAAGTAAACTTAGTAATTATATTCTACAAGCATATGAAACTGAAGTTGGTTTAACTACCGTATCCAGAATATTAAATTTACTAAAAAACAAGAAAAGTAAAGTTATACTTTATACATACGATAGTATTCTAATTGATTTTCATAAAGACGATAGCGTTGATTGTTTACATGAAATCAAGAATGCAATGGAGAACAACAAAAAATTTCCAGTAAAAATTAAAGCCGGTGATAATTATAAAGAAATGTTCAATGTAAACATTTAAATTAACGGTTATATTTATTACAATGGAAATACAAAAGTTTATATCTAATATATTGGATGAGATTTGTCTTGATGAGCGAATAAAAAATGGTTTATTTGACATAGAGAGATCTGAACATCTTTTAATTCTAAAAGAGTATGCTACTAAAATGGTAAGTGAGGAATTTGCTTCTGAGTTACACAACATGTTGACCAACGAAGGAAATTATCCTGAACGCCAAGCGTATAACGACGATGGCATATTGGTTACGTTCCCTGATGCTGAATCCAAAAAGGCTGCTATTGAACGTGGAACTCACCACGACAACAATCCTACAGGTGCTTCAAATGATAGTGAAAGTGGAGATCCTGACACAGAAGATGCGCCCGAGGAAGAATCTGAAGAAGAAAGTATGTTTGCTGACTTTGAAACTCCGGAAGAAGTTATGGCTGCTAAAGACGCAGGTGATATAACATTCCAAGAGTTTGAAAATCTGATGATAAAAGCTCGTGACGATGATGATACTTCGGATGAAGAAAAACATCACATTTACGATGTGTTGACAAAAATGAAAGCGGATCAACAAAAGGCAGCCTCTGATGGCAAAATGACCGCTGATGATTTTGATGGAAGTGAAGCTAGTTCTGGATTAGAGTGGGATAGTTTACATCCTTCTATTTTGTTCGCTTTAAAACAAAAATGGGAATTTGATAAAGGTGGTAATTGGTATGATGAAACCAATCGTTTGCGTGGTGCTACTGATCGACGTGGACAATTAGATCCATATAAATCTGAAGACAAAGATGAAATGCTTATTTGGATGGATGATTACATCAAACGAAGAGGACAACCAAAAGGCAAGTAATGAGATCACAGTTGTTATGTACATTCAGTAATAAGAAGGAGTATGAATCAACGTTAATCCAAGTATCAAATAACCACGATATATTATTTGATAAAATTTACATTCTTCAGAACACGGAGAATCCACATTATTTGTATTTAACTTATAATGTCGAGGGATATGACTTTGACTTTTTGCCAAAAACAATTTCAGTTCACCGCAAGAAGCACACAAATACATTATATACAATAAATGCTTTAAACGAACTTGTTATGGAAAAGACAGGTGGTAAAAAAGACGAGCGGTATGAATTAGATTGGGATGAATATTATAATAATATCATATTAACCAATGATGATGGAATTAATATAATATCCACTAAATTATATAAGATCATAAACCTATGACCGAAACATTTATATTAAATGTAAACGAAAGTCAATCATAATCGGTTCAATTATTTTATTATAAAAAAATAATACTTTTTATAAGTAGATTATATTAAAAGTTGTGGTATAATGATACTTATATATACGACCGGCTCAAATGGTTTAATTGAAAATTAAGAAATAAAAATTAATAATTGATTGACTTATTATAAATTGACTTTGTTGATTTATAGTATATACTGGAAGTGTAATTAAAAAATAACAAATAAAAAATAGGAAATATATGGATATTAACGCATTAAAACAACGACTTGGAGAAATCTCTGGGAAGAATAAAAAGAACAACAATCTCTGGAAACCAAACGAAGGTAAACAAATCATTAGACTTGTTCCTTGTAAAGACAATCCAGACAACCCATTTAATGAATTACGTTTTCATTATGGTCTAAACGGAAAAAATTGGTTATCGCCTGCAACATATGGTCGTCCTGATCCAGTTCTTGAGTTTGCTAATAAATTAAAGCAAACTGGAAACTCTGATGATTATAATTTGGCTAAAGACTTTTTTCCAAAAATGAGAATTTACGCTCCTGTAATTGTTCGTGGTGAAGAAGGCGAAGGAGTAAGATATTGGGGATTTGGTAAGAAAGTATATCAAGAACTTCTTGGGTTCATTTCTGATGAAGATTATGGTGATATTACTGATATGAAGGAAGGTAATGATATTACAGTTGAATATATACCAAAAGAACAAAGCGGAAAGAATTTCCCTGAAACTGTAATTCGTGTTAAGCCAAAGAAAACTGTAGTTGGTGATTCTGATGTAGTTGATGCTATCAAAAACCAACCTTCTATTAAAGACATCTTTGATGAAAAGAGTTATGATGAACTGAAGGATGCTCTTGAGTCTCATATTAATCCTGAAGCTGGTGAAGTTGAAGACACTGATGATGAAGTTGTTGTTGTTGAACAAAAAGTAACCGAAACTTCAAAAGATGATGATGCTCCAGCGGTATCAAGTAAAGCTCCTAAAGCTGCTTCATCAAATGTAGGAACGGATTTTGATAAACTATTTGATGTATAGTTTTCGTGTTGATTGATTCGTTGTTTGGACAGAACCCTGTTAATGGGGTTCTGTCCTTTTTGTTTATAAACTTAAAAAATAAAATGTATGGCTAAAAAAACTGCTAAAAAAACAACCTCAACTAAAAAGATTGAGGTAGAAGTCGAAGGAAATACCGACTCCATCATTGCCGACATTGCTGGCATGATCAATAAAGCTAACAAAGAGGGTGGAAATGTTGCTTTTGTAATGGGAAATGACAATCCTGATGATCCGACAAAAATTGTTGACTGGGTTCCCAGTGGAAATGATCAATTAGATTTAATAATGTGTAATCGACCTGACGCTGGTTATCCGGTCGGTCGGATTACGGAAATTACAGGATTAGAACATTCCGGTAAAACATTATTATCTATGCACGCTCTCGCTGAGACACAAAGAAAAGATGGTATTGCTGTGTTTATTGATACTGAATCATCATTAGATCATAATTTTGTTAGAGCGATTGGTGTTGACTTGGATAAATTATTATATATTTCATGTGATCACGTTGAAGAAATATTTGAACACATGGAAACTATAATTCAGAAAGTTAGATTATCTAATAAAGATAAGTTAGTGACTATTGTTGTGGATTCTGTAGCCGCTGCTTCTTGTAAAGCTGAACAGGAGTCTGATTTTGATCAAACTGGATTTGCAACTCAAAAAGCTATAATTATAAGTAAGGCTCTTCGTAAGATTACTCAATTAATAGCTAGACAACGTGTAGCATTGATTTTCACCAATCAGTTACGTCTTAACTTGGGTGCTGTATACGGAGATAAATATACAACATCTGGCGGAAAGGCATTAGGATTTCATGCTAGTTTACGATTGAGATTATCTAAGGCTGGTCAAATTTTGGATAAACCTAAGAAAAACGGTGGTCGTGTAATTGGCATTAAAACTATATGTAAGATGATAAAAAACCGACTGGGACCTCCTGATCGAGATCATACGTTTAATCTATTTTTTAATCGTGGCATTGACAATTATGGTGATTGGATAGAAACGCTTAAAGATAAAAAAATCATAAAAGGGACTAGAACTCCTTATACATATACGGATACAAATGGTCAAGAAATTCTATTACATAAAGACAAGTTCACGGATTTGATGAAATCCGATACAGAACTTCGTGACGAACTGTATAAACATTTATGTGACATTCATATAATGAAATATACATTTCAAGAAGAATGTGCTAGTGATGATATATTAGTCGTTGAAGATGACGACGATGATTTAGAAGATTAACGAAAAAAAGGGCGATCATTTAAGGTCGCTCTTTTTTTACGAACTTAAAACTTCCCAGAGTCCTTCTTTCAAACTTATAATTTGATTTGAATTTGTCTATGTCAATGAAAACGGCAGTGTCATCACTACGTATTAAAATAATACCGTGATATTTAAGAACACTGAATAATTCTTCCGTAATATACTCGTCGTTCAATTTAGTTGGATCGTTTACAACATCCAATTTTCTCAAATCCAAAAATAACTTGCCTTCCAATTTTAATTCATCGTCTATTTTTGCTTTTAATTTATCATTGTCAATTGAAATTTCCGAAGCTGAAAATGTTTGAGTGCGTCCATTTTTTCGTATTTTAATATAATCTATTACATTAGAAACTTCCTCAGTTGACCCTATTAATTTACAAAATTCACGGATAAATGAAAACAATCCTTTTGATATTTCAATTTTTGTGTTTGTTTTTAACCAGTTTTCAAATGATGTCTTTGCTTTTTTTGTAGCATTAATCTTCGCTATGATTTTTTTAATAGAATCGTATTTTAATGGATCTTCGTGTTTATTAAATGCTCTCTTCAATTCATTTATCTGATTGATAAAATTCAAATTAGCAAGATTGAGGGCTCCGCCCGGAATAGTGATTACTTCGGATGATTCATTTGGGCGTTTAATATCAATATATTCACTGTCGTTTATTATAATATCAGGATCAGTTGTTCCTCCTGATTTAACATTATCTTTACCCAATATCCTTTTTAATAATACCATAAAAGCGGTTTCTCCTTTTCCCATTCCTTTAGTTTTCTTGTCAATATCATAATATTCTTCTTTTTCTTCAGTTGACATTTTATTAAATGTTTCCACAGCAAGCGATATAGCATCGAGATTGTCTTTACTTAAAAATTCCTTTAAGTATTTCAAATCATTCTTATTAAATTTACCATTTTCGATGATGGGGAATCCTCTTGGAATCTTTTTACACCATTGTTCTAAAATAAAATTGGAAATCTTCATATCTTTAAACTTTTTTATTGACTTTTGCTATAAATATCGTAAAATGATAAATATGGAAAAATTAGACAAACATAAAAAGAGCCGTCTTTTTTCAATTTTCGAGAATTTGGATTCTGATATAGACCTAAGATCGGAACGAAATATAAATAGTGATGTGTTAATAATCGACGGTAATAACAATTACATAAGATGTCATTGTGCTAATCCAGCGATTAATGCTGATGGTGAACATATTGGTGGCATAGACGGTTTTTTCAAGAGTTTAGGGTATGCTATACGAACTTTACAACCTACACGGTGTATCGTAGTATTTGATGGTGTAGGAGGAAGTCAGCGAAGACGAGCGATATATAGCAATTACAAAAACAAACGTAAAAGCAAACTGCGGTTGAATCGTGTGTATGAGGATTTGGATGATGGTTCTGACGAACAAACGAGTATTTTACGTCAAATGCAGAAAGTTGTGGTGTTGTGTCAAAATTTGCCGGTTAGTATGATGGCGATTGACAATATTGAAGCTGACGATAGTATAGCGTTTCTTTGTACCGAAGTTTTCAATACTGATAAAACCGAAAACATTACTATAATGAGCAACGACAAAGACTTTTATCAGTTGGTAAATAAGAAGATAAAGGTTTATAGCCCAACGAAAAAGAAAATATTTGGCCCTAAAGAGGTATATGATGAATTTGGAATAACTGCTAAGAATTTTATATATTACAAAATACTTGCTGGTGACTCTTCTGATAATATTGATGGTATAAAAGGGATCAAAGAAAAAACAGCGGTAAAATTATTTCCACAATTATCTACAGAAGATGACTTTACGTTAAACGAAATGATTCGATATACTCAAGATAATGTAAATGGTAAATTAAAAGCATATAACAACATAAATGAAAATGTAAACATATTACATAGAAATTATGATTTGATGCAATTGGGAACTGCTGATTTTAACACACATTCAAAATTAAAAATTCAGAATATCATTAACCATAAGGTAGATCCTACTAATGTATATGAGTTTACAAAACTTTTAAAAAAATATAAATTGTTCAATGTAATAAAAAGCCACGACACTTGGTTACGTGATACATTTGACAATCTCGATTTTTACGCAAAACAGTCATAACACGACTTATTATAAATTGACGAAATCAAGTATATATGGTATGTACTATATCTATATAAAATAAACACGAAATAAAAATATATGTCTAATAACAACGAGCGAGACACGTTAACAAAATTTGGTAGTTCATTTCAAAGTAAATGTATTGCCAGTATATTCACAGATAAAGAGTTCCTTACGCAAGTGATGGATATTGTTCATTTGGATTTCTTTGAAAATTCCGCACATAAGTGGATTTTGAATGAGATCATTGAATATTTCAAACAATATACTGAATTGCCAACGCTTGAAGTATTCAAGCACAAGATGAAAGACATCGACAATAAGGTGTTATATGAAAGCATTGTAAATCAGTTAAGAGCGATCACAAATTCAACAACTTCTTCTGATTTGGTTTATATCAAAGAACAATTTTTGGAATTTTGCAAAAATCAAAAATTAAAATGTGCTATCATAGAAAGTGCTGATTTGCTTCAAAGTGGTGAATATGAACAAATCAAACATGTTGTGGATGAAGCTTTAAAGGCTGGAATGGAACGTGATGATGGACATGACTATTTAAACGAAATTGATGAACGTTTAGTTGATGATGCTCGTGATACGGTAAAGACAAATTGGAAAGCCATTGATGATTTAATGGATGGTGGATTGGGCCCTGGAGAGTTAGGAGTATTTTGTGCTAGTGCGGGTGCGGGAAAATGTATAGGCCCTAATACCGAAATCGACCTTCAGTATGAAGAACTTGGAATTGAGATACAAGGTAATACCGGAAATCCTTATGTATTGTGGATTGATCCGTTTAAAGAATATGATGTATCTGGAATAGTAGATGGCGTTACTTCGTGTGTTGGTTGGCGAATATACAATGTTTTATGGGAACTTGACAATATTAGAATTAACTCCCAAACATAAAACCAATAAAAATTATGTTTGATAATATATATTGACATGGAATTATTAAAATGTAAAATCTGTGGAATAGAACGTCGTAGTTTAGTAACTCATTTGACTAAAGTTCATAAAATAACTGGAAAACAATATAAGGAATTGTATGGTGATTGTAAATTAATATTGGTATCCGATGAAACTAAATTGAAGCTTAGTAAGTCTAATAAACGATGGTGTTCTTCTGAGGAAAATAGAAAGAAATTATCCGAGCGTGCCAAAAACGGAGGAAGTATATTCACTGTTAATTATTGGATTAAACGTGGATATTCATTGGAAGATGCAAAATGTAAAATTTCTGAAATACAGATTGAGAACGCGAAAAAATCAACTGACTCATTTGATAAATCAAGAAGTTGTTTCTGCGTCGATTATTGGGTTAATAAGGGATTTTCTATAGAAGAATCAAAAACGGAAGTTTCTAAATTACAAAAAGAACTAACAAAACGATCGTCGAAATTTAAAGGAAAAATTAGAACAGACGAATCAAAGATGAAAATATCAAAATCCATGACAGAACATATTAATTCAGTTGGTGCTAGCGAATGGTCTTCTCATTTTGGTGATTTCAATGGTTCTTCTATTTTAGAAGACTCTGTATTTGACTTTGTTAATGGGAAGTTTCCTGGTGTCAAACGACATGTTGATATTTCACATTATGTAGTGGATATATTAATAGATAATATAATAATTGAGGTTAATGGTGATTTGTGGCATGCAAATCCGATTAAGTATTTAGAAAACGACATTATAAATGAGTCTATATTGAACATTACCGCTGGAGAACGATGGGAACGTGAAAAAAATAGAACTAATATATTAGAGTCGCTTGGTTATATTGTATATGTTATATGGGAACATGATTGGAAAAATAATCGTAAAAATGAAGAAAATAAAGTAATTAAATTTTTATATGAAAATAATAGTAAAAACTGTAAATAAAAAAGTAAAAATAAAAGATATATTTGATGGGGTTGGCATTCCTAATGAGGAACATGCTTCAAAAGCGCCACCAATAAACTTACGGGTAAAGACTCCATATGGTTATAAACGTATAGCAAATATGTTCAGAACTGAGCGTCAGAAAACCGTCACTACTTACTTCGGAAACAACAAAACTTTAAAAACGTCAGATAACCATAGGATAAAATCAAATGGCGATTGGGTATATGTTAAAGATTTGCGAGTTGGTCAAAAAGTTGAAACATTAAGCGACAACACTAAAGTAATAAAGAAAATAACAGGAAGAGAAGAAATTTTATATGATATTAGTGTAGAAGATGTTCATTGTTATTATTCAAATGGAATATTGAGTCATAATTCTTGGTGTTTAAACAAGGTTGGAGTTGAAGCGTTAAAGCAAGGAAAAAACGTGGTTCACTTCACAATGGAACTTCAACAAAAATATGTTGGTAGACGATATGATTGTTGTTTTACTGGAGTTGACTTTCAAAACATCGTAAGTCACAAAGAACAAGTATATCAAGAATTGAAAAATATAAATTCGTGGTTAAAAATAAAATACTTTCCGATCAAAACTGTATCAGCATTATCTTTAAAAAATTACATTGAACGTATTCAGATGTTGAGTGGCGAAAAGGTAGATTTGATGATTGTGGATTATGCTGATATTTTGAAACCTGTTGCTGCTGAACGTAACAGCAATTCATATAGTGAAGCTGGAGGAATTTATGAAGAATTACGTGGGGTTGCTGGAGAGTTACAAATTCCATGTTGGACAGCGTCACAAACGAAT